ACCAAAATTGTCCCAGCTTGTAATCACCAGAAGGAGCGCCCTCCTGCACCAAGCAGGTTGAATAATCGGATAATTTGATCTCGGTGATGCTGCGATCAGCAATTGCTGCGCCGTCCAAGCTTTCGCCTGTGATCTTGTCGCCAGGAATTGACGGCAAATCACCAGCGGTCAAAGCTGATCCGGCTGTGATGACGCCTTGCTGATTGCAGGTGACTTTTGTATGTGTGCCAGCAACACCCTTGTTGCCGAGGCTTAGGCCGCCGCCAGCACCAACGATCAGATCACCTGTCGGCATGACCACGCCAACCTTCGTGCTCGTAGCAATTGGCAGGTCAGACGGATCGATCGGTCTGCTGTTTGTGACCAGTCCTTTGGTGTTGTATTGACAGAGATGAACAGCGTTGTTGGCGGTGACGTCGTTATCAATCTCCAGCTGCTCACCATCCATCCGCAGCCCTTCGCCGCTGACCTTGATGCCGCCCTTGTTTGAGGCATCCGCAGTGGGAATGTCAGTGCCGACAATCCGCCGAGCTGAAACTGAACCACCGCTATTGGTCGGGCCAGCTAGAAACTCACCGGCATTGTTGGTGTCAACGTGCTTGGTCTCAACGGTGACGGTGTCACCTGATTGAGTAACGACAACCTCAAGCCGCGTTCCGGTGACGCCTGTGATGGTGTTGACAGATCCGCCTGCTTTGACCGGCACCCAAGCTGAGCCGTTCCAGCAATAGAACTTGTTTGCGGTGGTCTCCAGCGCCACCTGACCAATACGCACGCCCGAAGCTGGCAACGTTGCGCCGACCACACCGCTGGAATTGTCGGCCAGCTTGATAGCTGTTACGGCTCCATCAGCCAGCTCAGTGGTGCCAACTGCTCCGGGCGAGATGCCACCTGTGGTGTCAACCTTCGATGCCGGAATTGAATCGTCGTCAATTAAGACAAACGCTCGCTCTAAAAGCTCTTTTGGCGAAATCTTTTTGGTCTGACTCGCTGAGTCGTCAGCGATGGGAAGGGCATCAGCAACATTGAGCGCACCGGTCAGCGGCGTCAACTCAGAGATTTTCTTATCCGCCACGGTGCTAAGTGCAGGGTGTTACTTGAATTTTACTCAGTGAACTCAAGCTCAATTGCACCCGGCTGCTGCTCCAGCAGAATCTCATCGCGTGCCCGTGTGTCGGTATCCAGCAGCAAGAATGATGGTGGCTCGCCCTGTTTGAGCCATACCTGCCCAGTCGTAATGAACTGGATCGTCGAGTCGATCACCTGACCTGGCGAAAAATTCATGCCGACACTGGTACAGATGCAATCGCATTCGTACCAAACAGCCTCATTGTCATTGCAGTAGACAGTGAAAGCACCTTTGAACTTGCTGCCTTCGCGGAACCTAATGACAAGCTGGCTGAAGTAGTTGGCTAGCTCGGCGTCGTCTACGAACTGGTCGATGCAAGGCGTGTATTTATAGTCCCAGATCGCGTTGATGCTGCCCTGGCCACTGATCATGCCTTGGTCATAGAACTGCCGATACTCTTCGCCAAGGATGCTGAGGTCGACTGTCTCTCTTTGCGTGGTAATTTCCCACGACCTCATTTGCGCAACACAGTTGTAGTTGGCATTCACAACATCAACCGTAATTTCTTGATCAGCTGTTGGAGTCACCAGCTCAACAGCGTTGTCTCGGCCTCCTGTCACCGCTGCTGCATAACTGGTAAACAGACGGATGCCGCCTGTTTGATCAACATGAACCCAGCGCGTCACATCAGTGTCTGTTACCCCGTCGACCAGCTCTAAGTCTGTTTCGCCATCAGTCGAACTGAACTCAACCTGATCTCCAGTGATTAGTGGAGACGGCCTTGAGTCGTCATAGGTCGGGTCAAAATCAACGCTAAATCGGCGCTGATCAGCATTGACATCATCTGCTTGGAGAGTGACTTGGATCGGTTCGCCCTGCCTGCGAATCTCGATACTGCCAGCATTCCCGAGATAAACGCTCATAAGGACACAGTGCTGGGCGCACCATTGACCTGGAACGCAATATCAGCTGCCAGCACTTCACCGACTGCCATTGCCATTGAGGCGCTTGTGATCAAAGCATCAACCTCGATTTCACGGGTCGTGTCACCTTCTACAACCTGCAACCTAAAAGTCACATCCTCAGGTGCAGCTGCTACGCCAGGCTCTGACCCCTCCGTTCGGACCTTAATGAGCTTGTCGATTAACGTCTTTGCGCTATTGATGCGTTCGGTGTCGCTGGTGTCGTCGTAGTAAAACAATCGACAGCTACCGGTCGTGCTGCGTATCCCATTAACAAAGGTCTCATCGGTATCTTCCAGCGTCGTCGTCGCTAGCGGTGACATCGAACTACTGATTGACCAGTTAGTGACCTTCGCGGCTGTGGTGCCATCAATCTGTAAGCGTCCGTTCTGCCCTGAATAAAAAGTCATTACGCGCTAGTCGCAGAAATCAGGTTGACGGTGACGCTGCTCACGCCCGGATAGACCGAGTTTAGCTGCGGTGGCTGAGCGTATCTCCACTTACTGCCCTCAGGCGCGTCAAGAGTTGCTGTCTCTTCTGACCAGCCGCCTAATGCGTCTTTTCCTGTTGGCAGGTCGAACAGCTCAAACGTCCCATTCATATCGTCAAAATGGTCGATGAATTCTTCAGCGTTTGCGTCCGTAATGTTGGTGTAAGTGAGTTGAAGCTTGGCTGCTACGCGCTTATCGCCGTACAGAAAACGAATCTCTGCACCGTCTTGGGCGTTGTACGCCTTGACCGGATAATTGCCAGGGTCGAATGACCTAGAGGATGGTGTCAGTGCTGGAAAAGTCATTCGATCACCTCAAATTTCTCGTATCGGTTCTCAAAGAGAATGTCATCCACAATTTTAGAGCTGAGGTCGTCATTGACTGGGAAGTGAGAACCAGTCACCTCTACTAGGCCATCCTCGTCCAAGCTGATCTCCGCGACTTGATACACGCCGTGGCGCTTGGCGATGCTCGGAATGTTCATCAGTGCATGGCGCAGCGTTTCATCAACCACTCGGCCATCCTTGATCTCTACTTGCTCAGTGACGACACCCTCACTACCAAGTCGCCATAGGTGCGTTTCATAGGTGCCATCAGCCACAGACGTTCCAGTGAGCAGGGACAGGTCTTCAGACACGACAATGTTGCGAGAGGCATCGTATGGAGCAATTTCAGTATTAATGCGGAAGTAGTCACCAGGGGCTAATTTCACGCCCTGAGGAACTGTTTTGAATTTCACTGTATGGTCAACTCGTCTCCGAACACTGAGCAGATAACGCGCTGCCGTAAAGGCATGACCTCGGCGCGTCACAAATTGGCTGGCATCAATCGCCTCTTCGGCTGGTGGTGTCCCTGGCTCTGTCTTCCATTTAACTGCAATGGTTTTGTTTTGAGATAATCCATTAACAGGCATATCTCGATATTCAATTACAGCCCGGAAATCTTCGCGTTCGTTTTGATTGATGTATTCAAAATTAAAAGTGCCATCAATGATTGTCGAATCCGTGAACATCATTTGAATTGGCATCGGCCCAGTGATCATGTTGCCGTCATTGTCAGTAGGCACCGCAGGGGTTAAAGCGAATTTCCCATTTTTAATGACAAAATTGCAGAGATAAAGTGGTGCCAATCCGGTTAAGAAGGTTCTGATATTAACCTGATCAGTCACCGCACCATCAAACCTTAGACGTGTTTTATCCATAAACTTTGCTGCGTGTATAAAAGAGTCTTTGTCTATCAATCGCGGACTTAGTTCACGGCCAAGTGACGCCTCGGCATTTGTCAGCATCCAATATGCAGCACTAGCGAAATTATCAGACGGGCCAATGTCATTATTGCTTTCTAGCCGTTCAATATCAATTCCATCTTTTAGATATAGTTGTGGCTGCTGAAACGATTGAACTTGATTTAATGATCGAAGCTTGACCCCAAGCATTGTCAATGAATCGTAATTAGCCTCTTCCAAGTTATCAACAGATTCGTTCAAGTATGTAATGCTGTGTTCGGGGCCTCTGGCAGTGCTGTTAGTTTTTTCGTCATAAATGCTCAATTCTTTGATCTGTCCATGCCTCTCAAATACACGTTGGTTCCCGTCTTCGCCTGAACCTGAATTGCCCACAGTGACGCATTCGGTTTGAGCGCGGTAGCGATAACTCACATTGCCGCTCAAGTTTCTGTAATAAGCAAACCAGCTTTGCCCAATAGCTCGGGTGTCGTCATATTCAACCGTTCCAGATGTGTCACTTCCTGCTGAGACAGAATTGACAACAAGACCAGTCACCGCCCAAGCTTTATGAGTTCCGTTTTGTTGGAAAATCTCAGCCTCATTCGGGTCATTTCGATAGTCGAGCACCACGCCTGACATTGTGCAGTTAAAGCTCACACCTTTATCAGTGATTGTGAAATCTCCGCTACTTGTCTCACCAAATACTTTTTTGTTGTTTCCACCTGTCGGATCTCTTAATTGACCTAGCAGGGTTTCAAAATAGGCTTGTGTGTAGCCGCCGCCACGGTATCCAACATTCCCCTCATTGAGAATGCCAACCATATCCATGCGGGCCAAAGTACACACCAATCGAGAAAAGGAAGTGTTTGGATCGGTGTAAAGCTCAGGCAATTCAAAGTAATTATCAGCCGCAATTGCTTGGCCGTAAAATTGAACAAAAATCTCACCATAAACCGTTGTCTCTTGATAGCCTTGAAAATCAGCTGAAATGTCTAACAGGAAAACTTGCTGTGTGGTGTAAAAGTCGTAACGGTGAATTGTGCAAGCATCTTTAGGAATTAGCCTGAACTCGTATTGCGCTTTTTCGGTGCCCTTGATGCGAAGAAAATTATAAACATCGATAGGCGAATTGCCGTTAATGCCAAACATGATGCCGTTTAGCGTGTCAAAACCGTCAAACAAATAATCATCGTCATTAACATCTTTGCCTTCTGAATCCAAGCCCTGTTCGCTTCCGACCTTTTTAACTGCCAAGGTAAAGAAGCTAGTACGTGAGCAGTATTTATTGGTGACGCCATTTGACAAAGAGATTTCATCCTCGTTATATGCCCCTAGTTGTCCAGGTGTAGGAATGTCATTGAAGTTGCATAGTCCGTTCAATTGACCCCATACTTGGGACCTGATGCCTAGTTCAGTGACCTCAACAGGACGTGTGTTCTTGGCTTGTGCAATATCAACGCGATGCAGTGGATACCAAGAAACGCTTCGGAAGTAAGTAGGCGTAGTCGCATACTCTGCAGCTGAATTTTGAATCGGTTGAGTTACTTCAATTGTTCCAGCTAAACCAACCTCTCTATTGCCACCAATAAAGGCGAGCACTTTCAATTCAAAATTAAGTGTGTTGCCAAGGTTTGGATCAAACACGTCTCTCGGACGGGTTGTTACCTGCATCAAAGTGCGGTTACACATATAAACCTGCCCAACGGTGAGCAGTGTGTCCACACGCTCGCGCCTGCTGTTCAAGCTGTTGTTGATGTCAGAGACACCAACGCCTGAGCTTTCGCTGACATCGACATCACCTGCCTCAATCTGTGTGCCAACGATGC